ACAATCTATCTCTATCTTGTTTGTACTTATAGGTTAGTATTAACCGGGGGGACATCTTAATACTATTATACACACTAGGTTTTCGGTTGTCAACACCTAATTTAACATTTATCTAAATTATTTTAAAATAGTGACTAATTAACTTAACCAAGTCTACACACATATTCTACTTGTTGTCCCTAGTGTCAAGAATTTCTTGTAGTAAATATTTTGGTGTGTTGTACATACAACAGGCAACCCCCTAACCCCCCTCCCGCCCGTTGCTATTATGCAACACTATTGCGCAGGGGCCACACCTGTTGTAAATCGGTCACAGTATGTTATATTATAACACTATAGTTGCGGTGTTACACCCAAGACACCCACCACAACTATCAACCCACTGATTTAATTAGAATAACTAGGTAACTCAACCAATATTCTTTTCTTCCTATTATATAGTATAAAACATACATCATAAATTAATTTGTAAATCGTGTATTTTTCTCTTGCTATCTGTTTTGACCTATGCCATTAATGATTCATCGGCAAACGAACACCGAATCAGTCCACGGACAAAGGTTCAATATGAGTTACCGAGCAAGGCCTAGCAATCAAGAGGGTCACGGAATAAAGACTAAATTAAGACTTGACTACGCAGACAGAATATGCAGACTGAATAACAAGACAAGACGGCACATAGACTAGCTTAAGGACAGCGTCCAAGATACGGGGCGGTAGAACGGTGACTTGAATCAGCCCGTCAGATGTTGGGGCTAGTGTGTCAACTTGATTGATATGGGGACATCTGAAATCCTCCCTCAACGGGTGTCCCTTTATCAATCGACCAAGGAGTAAGAATATGACCTATAGAATCAACATTGCAGAAGGCAAGGGCCGTAACTGGAACGATACCGGCTTGCAGTATAGCCACTATTATGCAGTGGAGACAGACTATGAAGAGACAATGCTCAAGATTGTCGATGACTTGATGCAGATATATCCGTATCCGGCCTATGACATAACGGTGTCTAAGTCTACTACGACTAGCACAAAGGTATTCTTGGCACAGAACATGCCACTAAATATGGGTTGACTTATAAGGAGACATCTGCAAGGGTGTCTCTCAATAAGTAAATCTTAGCAGGAGTAAGACAATGCAATATGTACGCAACATCAACAAGGTATTCAAACAAGCTCAACCACATGAGGTGAAGCACGGCAAGACGTGGTATCGTGATGCCTTGCGGGAATGTGAAGACATGGCGGCATGTCATGGTCTACCTGTCCACATTGTAGCAGGGGTAGTGGCAGCACTCTCTCCGACTAACAAGTGGGAACGTAACCTAGTCGATGCCCATTATATGTGCAAGACGTTTGTTGACGGTGGATATGTTGAGGATTGTAGTCCCTGCACCTACAAGACAATGAGGGACAAGGCTTGGTCTATCCTACAATCCATGCCTCATAATGTGGATGATGTAGCTTTCATCCTCAATGGTCCTAAGATCACTGACTTCTACATGTGCATCATGGGGCAAGATGTTTGTGTCATTGACGGACATGCATGGGGTATTGCGTTTGGTGACAGACGCAACATGCAAGATGTGCCAAGTATCGGCAAGCGGATGCGTAAGGAATTGCAGCAAGCCTATAGCAGGGCAGGTAAAAAGCATGGCTTGACAGCTTACCAGATGCAAGCCGCAACATGGGTGACATGGAAGCGTATCCATAATGTCTGACCTGCCGCCTCACATAGAGGCAGAAATTTCTAGGCTAGGGGTTGTCAAACCTATCAAGGTATGCAATCCTAAGCCCACACCATCAAGTCCATCATGGGATGGCAAAGGGCAATGTCCCTTCTAAACCTAAGTCCTACGCAGTGTAGGCAATGTAGCAACAAGGAACTAAAGCTATGACAACTATCAATGTAACCACCCGTCCAATCATGAAGACAATCAATGAAGCCTTCTATGACAAATATACTGGTCACTTCACAAAGGCTGCTATGTTCACATACAACTACACTCACATTGATGATGCCTTGATTGAGAAGTATGCTGACACACCAACAAGTGTAATTGCGGAGCAACTCAATGAGAGTGAAGAACGTGTAAAGTATCGCCGCAATATCCTTCTCAAGTCTAAGGTGCTACAGCCTAAGCGTATCGGTACACGTTTAAAGAAAATCATGCAGCTGCAACAAGCCAAGGCTGACATTGAGTCACAACTCAAGGCACTAGAGGGGTAAGGTAATGAGTGTATGCGGAGAGATAGAGTTAGCAGAGCAACGCATAGCTAGTCTCAGGGGTCAGTATGATGACTTGATTGAGCAGCACGGCAGGGGTGTACGTCCCTCGTGGGTATCTGAGGAGCTTAGTCACATAGGTTTGCAGATACAGGATGCCAATGCCAGACTAGCACTGTTGCTAAATGGCAACAAGGTAGAGTATTGATGCGATTAGGGGTAGACGTAATGGATTTACTTGGTATAATAAGTATTACGGATGCCCCCGATACATACACACACAAGGAGAACAAGATATGATCTTTCTATTGATATGGTTTCAGGTAGTAGAGGAGCAAGGAGTAAGGTATCATCACCTGTCTACCCATACCAACCTCACCCTGTGTAAGTCAGAGTTACAGATTGCATCTGTCATGGTAAATGATAGGACAGAAACAATAGAGTGCGTAGGAGTTAAGATAGATGATTAAAGCAACTTACATAAACCACATGGGTAATGACTTGACTGTAGCTAATGCAGCCCGTGTATCGTTTGGTAAGACAAGTGAGATGGAAGACGATCCTTGGGGGCCACCTAAACTCAAGGCCAAGGATGATAAGCTCATTTGTTACCTTGCCAAGCATAAACATATCAGTCCCTTTGGTCATTGCTTTGCCAGCTTCCACGTCAAGGCTCCAATCTTTGTAGCACGACAGCTAGTCAAGCATAAGTTCTTGAGATGGAACGAGATTTCTAGGCGGTATGTTGATGATGAGCCTGAGTTCTATGTGCCTGAAGTGTGGAGGGGCCGTGCTGATAATGTTAAACAAGGCAGTGCAGGTGAAGTTAATCTACCTTACCTTGTACCTCATGAGTTTAACAAATCAGCCCTGTATGAATACGAGACGTTGCTTGAGCATGGTGTAGCACCTGAGCAAGCCCGTATGGTACTGCCACAGTCTACTATGACTGAGTGGTACTGGTCTGGTAGTCTTGATGCCTTTGCTGATATGTGTAACCTTAGATGCAAGTCAGACACACAGGCAGAGACACGAGAGGTAGCAAAGCAGATTGACCACAAGATGATTGAGCTATTCCCTGTGTCATGGGATGCACTGGCGGAGTATGACGATGAGTGAAGTAAAGATAACTGAAATAACTGAGCATGAGGATGGCAGTGCTACGTTGCAGGTAGAGTGTGACCCAGAGACATTTGGAGCCATCTTTAACGTGGGCTTTGTGTCTCTGATTAAGACAGGTCTATACTGGGAGACAGACAATGATAAGACCAATGAGTGATGAAGAACGTAAAGCATCCCAACATCGTGATGAAAAGAATGGCTGGCGTAAATGTGTCAGCTGTGGTAATGCAAGTAAGTCCACATGGTGTGGCTTCTGTTTGGAGGAAGAATGATTAACAGCCAGTGGAAGAAACTATTAGTAGAAGAGAAAGCACACAAGGAGAGTGTAATGCGAGACCACGAGTTTAGTGATGCAGTGTTATCAGAACACACACCTGATATTGTCAATGAGCCTGAGCACTATGCACGGTGGGAGATAGAGCCTATCACCTACATCATGTCCAATAGCTTTGACTTCTGGCGGGGTAACATCATCAAGTATGCTAGTCGTGCAGGGTTCAAGGCATACGATGGTAAGACAAGGGATGCCAGTGAAATCCTTGACTTGAAGAAGGTGATCCGGTATGCTGAGATGCGTATCAATCAACTGAATGGAGAGGAGAAGCTGTAGTGTTTACTGTTGAGTTTGAGTTTGACCACGTTAAGATCATCTCAATGGATGAGACTGGTGAGCACGAAGACTTAAAGGTTTACATCACAGATGATGGGACTGTCTTCCTTGCACAGGATGACCCAGAGGGTGACACTGAGGATGTTGTTGTGGTTCGTTATCAACAATTGCTTGACATCCTAGCATCCCTCCATCAGACTGAGGGTGCATACCAGAACAGAAAGAGGAGTATGAATTGACTATAGAATTTTTATACGGTGCATTTGTTATGTATCTTCTAGGCGTCCTGTTTTTCTTTGAGGCTTTCTCCTCAGATGAAGAAGGTGCTGGGGTAAGTTACTTATTCACGGCCTTTGTGTGGCCTTACATTGCACTAAAACTAATCGTGCTAAGACTTTTGCACGGTAAACAGGAGGACTAGACATGCGTTGTTATATATGTAATGCTATGACACAGGGCACAGAGATATACTGGGAAGAAGACAAACAGTCATGGTCTCCTTGCCCTAAGTGTATAGCCAAGGTAAAGGAGGCACAAGAGTTTGAACTATTCGATGGACTACGAACACAAGAAACACCAGCCATGCCTAAGCTGCGGGAGTAGTGATGGTGTTTATCCACACGAGGACGGGGCTTACTGCTACGTCTGTAAAACTAAAACATTCAATGATGAGGAGGACAACATGCCACAGCCACACCTAACCGCAGTCAAGCCTCTGCCACCAGTTACGGGTACGCCTTCAGCTATCCCTAGCCGTGGTTTAACTAAGGCAGTGGCTGAAAAATACAAGGCACTCACATCTAACGGACAGGTCAACCTGATCTATACCTTGGATGGTAAGGCTACTGGCTTCAAGCAACGAGGCTTGCAAGAGAAGACATTCAAGTTCAACGGCAATGCCAAGGCAGACCTGTTCGGACAGTCAGCATTCTCTAAGGGTGGCAAGTCAGTCACCATTACAGAGGGTGAGTTCGATGCAATGGCTGCGTATCAAATGATGTTCATGGCAGAGCCGTGTGTGTCAGTAATCAACGGTGCCTCAGGTGCAGTGCAGGATTGCAAGCGTAACTATGAGTGGCTTGATAGCTTTGAGAAGATCAATGTCTGCTTTGATAGTGACACTGCCGGACAGAATGCAGCCCTAGCTGTCGCTGAGTTGTTTGATCCACGCAAGGTACGCCTTGTTAAGATGACACTCAAAGACCCTAACGACTACATCCTCAAGGGACGTGAACGTGAGTTCATTGACAGTCACAGGAAGGCTGGTCCCTTCACACCTGACGGTATCATCTCTGGTGCTGACATGTATGAGATCGTGGCTACACCTCCCAACTATGAGAGTGTACCGTATCCCTTCGATGGTCTCAATGATATGACCAAGGGTCTACGGACAGGTGAGCTAATCACTGTGGTTGCTGGCACAGGTGTCGGTAAGACACAGGTTATGCGAGAGATACTCTACAGTCTCATACGAGAAGACAAAGGTAACGTAGGCACTCTCTTCTTAGAGGAACCAACCCGTGACACAGGCTTAGGTGTCATGTCAATTCATGCAGACAAGAAGCTGCACCTACCCGATACAGAATACACGCAGGAGGAATTTGATGCAGCGTATGAGGCCACTCTTGGAAGCAGTCGTGTCTATTTGTATGACAGTTTCGGCAGCAATACTGTTGAACGTATTGTTAGCATGGTTCGTTATCTAGCACGATCCTGTGAATGTAAGTTCATCATCTTGGACCACATCAGTATCGTAGTAAGTGATCACGCAAAGGATGAACGCAAGGCACTGGACGAGATCGTTACCAAACTAAAGACCTTAACGATTGAGCTTGACATCTGTTTGCTTATAGTGTCTCATCTAAGTAGGGACAAGAACCGTAAACCACCAGAGGAAGGCGGCACTATAAACCTACAGGACATCAGAGGCAGTGCTGGTATCGGACAACTGAGTAACATCATCATTGCTTTGGAACGTAACACACAGGCAGAGGACGAGCTAGAACGTAACACCACTAAGGTTCGGGTAATTAAGAACAGATTCACGGGCGAGACGGGTGTAGCAGATAGCCTAGTCTATAGTAAACACACAGGCAGACTAACAAGTTATGGAGGATAAGACATGGAGGTAGTGTTCGACATTGAGACTGATGGCTTGAACCCTACAGCCATTCATCTCATGGTAGCCAAGGAGGTAGGTGTCAAGGGTAACTACATTATCCGTGGCCCTAAAGCCTTTGCTAAATTTGCACCCAAGGTTAGTAAGTGGATTGCTCACAACGGAGTAGGGTTTGACAACAAGGTAGTAGAGAAGTTATGGGGTTACAAAATCCCACTGTCTAAAACAGTTGACACTCTTGTACTGTCTCGTCTGTTTGATCCTACCCGTAAGGGTGGTCACCGCCTTGAGGATTGGGGTAAACGTCTTGGAGAATACAAGGGTGAGTTCAATGACTGGTCTCAGTATTCAGAAGAGATGAAGGAATACTGCAAGCAAGATGTTAAGGTTACTGAGCTAGTCTATCAGGAGTTGATGAAGGAAGGTGCTAAGTTTAGTCAGTCTTCTATCAACCTTGAGCATCAAATCCATGCCATCATGTGTGAGCAGGAGGTTAACGGATTTGAGCTTGACACTGATCTAGCAGAAGAAATCTATACGACATGCCTTGCTGAGACTAACCGCATTGAGGCAGAGATCAAGGAGTTCATGGTTCCTATCGCAGTACCCGTCAAGGAAGTTGTCTTGAAGCACAAGAAGGATGGCTCTATCTTTGCCAACCAATTGCTTGAGGGTTGTAATGTCTGGGGTGACTACACCAAGATCATGTGGGAGGAGTTCAATCTTGCATCACCTACACAGATCAACAAACGCCTTGATAAGCTGGGCTGGAAGCCAACAGTCAAAACAAAGTCTGGTGATTCATATAAAATTTGCCCAGAAAATTTAGCAACCATCCCTGACTCAGCCCCTCAGGCAGTGAAGGGTCTCAAGGTATGGAAGGTACTGGAGACACGTTGGAAGCTGGCCTCTGAGTGGCTACAAGGCTCTCAGGTAGACGGTAGGGTACACGGCAGGGTCATCACACCCGGTGCTGTTACACACCGTGCAGCACACCGTGGCCCTAACATGGCTAACATCCCCTCCGTACCTCACGGTAAGGATGGTATCCTGTGGAAGATGGATGGCTTGTATGCTGCTGAGTGTCGGCAAGTGTTCAAGGTTCCTGAGGGTAAGTTGCTTGTGGGTACGGATGCAGCAGGGATTCAGTTACGAGTGCTTGCACATTACATGAACGATCCTGTTTACACTGAGCAAGTGATTGATGGTGACATCCACACGTTTAACATGAATGCGCTGGGTAAGTTCTGTAAGGACAGGCCCACAGCCAAGACATTTATCTATGCCTTTTTACTAGGGGCAGGGGTAGGTAAGATTGCAGAGATACTTGGGTGCAATGCCGCACAAGCTAACAAGTCTATGCAAAACTTTTATGAGGCACTGCCCACACTCAAGCGACTAAAGAGTGAGGCATCTCGTGCTGCAAGTATGGGTTGGATGAAGGGTCTTGACGGACGTATCCTATCCATTGGTAGTGAGCATCTTGCTCTCTCTGTTTACCTACAGGGAGGGGAGACAGTCATCATGCGCCTAGCTAATCTGTTCTGGCAACGCCAAGCCAAGAAGGAAGGGATTAACTTTAAGCAATGTGCATGGGTTCATGACGAATGGCAAACAGAAGTTGACGAACACCAAGCTCACAGACTAGGAGAGATACAGGTCCAGTCTATTGTTGATGCTGGTAAGTTCTTCAAGCTAAACTGTCCTATGGATGGTGAGGCAAAAATAGGTAAGAACTGGTTAGAAACCCATTGACATGGTGCTCTACTCAGTGTATTATAATCAAACAGACCAACGCCAGAAAGGAAATTACATGGCAGATAAGAAAATCGTACTCAAAGATGTTGAAGTTAGCTGGGCTAAATTGCAGGAGCCAGCCAACAAGTATATGTCAGAAGAGATGGAGTACACAGTCGCAATCAAGATGAACGATCAGCTTGAACGTCTTATGACTGACTTCAAACTCAACAAGAAAGTGAAGGAAGGTAAGGACAGCACATTCGATGGTGCTAGGTTCATTCAGATCGGTCTTGACGAGAAGACACGGGGTGGTTGGACACGTTACGGTGAGGTCTACGACAGCAACGGTAACCCTACTGAGGACTTGATCGGTAATGGTTCAAAGGTAAACATGTTTGTGTCTATCGGTAACAGCCAGTACGGTAACATCATTAAGCTGGGTCATCTCTCAGACATGAAACAAGAAACCAAGGAGATGTTCTTTGATTTCTGTCAGGTCATGGAGCTAGTGGACTACGATGCACCATCAGCAGTCATCAAGTCTAACGTCCAGACTAACGCAGCTGTAGAGGCTGCACCATCAGAAGAGATGGAAATTGCATTCGAGTAAGGAGATAACATGACAGACCAACCTAAAGGTATTGATACCCTAATCGAAGATGTCTATGCTGTGTTGACCGAGGGTTACACATCAACAGAAGAAAGCGAGAAGGTTATTGATACCTTTGGGAACAGTCTCAAAGACTTACTCCGTTCTCGTTTGAAACCCCGTACAGAAAAGGGAGCAACACTACGTCTATCAGCAATCGGTAAACCTTCTCGTCAACTATGGTATGACAGTAAGGGACACAGCCGTGAGGTTATGACTGGTGACAAGCTACTCAAGTTTCTGTACGGGGACATCATCGAAGAGATACTTCTTACGTTAGCTAAACTTTCTGGTCACAGTGTGACAAATGAGCAACACAAGGTAAAGGTTGCAGGAATTACAGGACACATGGACGCAGTCATTGATGGTCATGTAGTCGATGTAAAGTCTGCTTCCCCTTCTGCCTTCAAGAAGTTTTCTCAGGCAAGCCTAGCTGTTGATGATCCATTTGGATACATGCAGCAAATCTCTGCCTACAGTGAGGCTGTCCCTGATAACAAGGGTGTAGCTTTCTGGGCTATGAATAAGGTGGATGGTTCACTCGTTCTTTACCAGCCATCTAGTGACTTACTGCCCGACACACAAGAACGTGTCACTGAATTGAAAGAAGTCTTAGCCTCTGACACACCACCTGAACGGTGCTACGAGGTTGAGTTTGACTACAAGACAGGTAATGAGAAGCTGGCTATTGGCTGCGTCTTCTGTGACTTCAAGAAGGAGTGTTGGAAAGATGCTAACGATGGTCAAGGTCTCAAGGGTTACAAGTATGCAGCTATGCCGTTCCCCCTATACCTCACCAAGGTGGTGAAGGAACCAAGGGTTGCGGAGATAGACATTGGCTAGGAAGTTAACCACAAGACAAAGAGCACTCAAGGCTGGGTATAGGTCTGGCCTTGAGGAACAAACGGCTAAGATGTTAAAGAAGAAGAAAGTAAAGTACACCTACGAAGAGACCAAGATCAAGTGGGAAGACTTTAAGATCAGGACTTACACACCTGACTTTGTTCTACACAACGGCATCATAGTAGAAACCAAGGGCCGCTTCACAGCAGCCGATAGACGCAAACACCTTGAAATTAAACGACAATACGGGACAGAACATGACATCAGGTTCGTCTTTAGTAATAGTCGTGCCAAGTTATACAAGGGTGCTAAGTCTTCATACGGTGACTGGTGTGACAAGAACGGGTTCCTTTACGCAGACAAGGAGATACCAGAGGAATGGTTAAATGAATGAGGATTTGACTACTCGAATTACTGAAAGGTTCAGTATTGAAGAGATAGCAGACGCCTGTGGCATTACACCTTACATGTTTATACAGGCTTTCGCAGATGAAATAGTTGACAACCTAAGCTCTTTGTCAGATATTGACCACGGGTTTACAACAAAGATAGAGGACTACGAATGATTACACAGGAAGACATTGATGCCTTCAAGATCATAGACGTTACACCTATGGACTACTCGTATTGGGTAGAGGATAAGATTGTAACTAAAGGAGATACCCGTTTGATTGAGAACACTCTTGGTCTAGTGGGTGAGGCTGGTGAGGTGGCTGAGAAGGTTAAGAAGTATCTCAGGGACAACACAAAGGTTAGTCAGAAAGAGATTGTAAAGGAGTTAGGAGATGTGGTATTCTATGCTACAGCACTATCTAATTACTTCTACAGTAACCTCAACGAGGTTATGCAAACCAACATGGACAAGTTGAATGATCGTGCTAAACGTGGTATGATTAAAGGGTCAGGGGATAACAGATGAAACAGAAGTGGGTAAACAATATACTCGTAAGGTTCATGCGATACTGCGTGATGTGGTCAGAGCATCGGCAAGCAGTCAAGATTCTGAACCGTTTGTCAGACAGAGAACTAAAAGACATCGGCATTAGCCGTGAAGACATTGACCGGATGGTCTGGTTAGAAGAAGATAAAACTATGCGAGGACGTGGTAAATGAGCAGTAACCAACTACCAACAGACTATCAGTCATTCATCCACAAGTCACGGTATGCCCGTTGGTTGGAAGAAGAAGGACGCCGTGAGACATGGGGTGAGACAGTATCACGTTACATGGATAACCTCGTTTACCCTAAGATCGGCAAGGACAGCTATACCAAGGAGATCGAACAGGCTATCCTGTCACTGGATGTCATGCCATCTATGAGAGCCTTGATGACAGCTGGCCCTGCTTTGGCACGGGACAACACGGCAGGGTACAACTGTTCATACCTACCCGTAGATGACCTTAAGTCCTTCGATGAGGCTATGTTTATCCTCCTCTGTGGTACTGGTGTCGGGTTCAGTGTTGAGAGACAATTCATCAGCAAGCTCCCAGAAGTGCCTCAACTCTTCGAGAGTGAGTCGATCATTGTCGTTAAGGACAGCAAGGAAGGCTGGGCTAAGGGGTTCCGTCAATTGATTGCACTCCTTTATAGTGGTGAGATTGCTCAGTGGGATGTGTCTAAGGTTCGTCCAGCTGGTGCTAAACTCAAGACCTTTGGTGGACGTGCCTCTGGTCCTGCACCCTTAGTTGATCTGTTTAACTTTACTATCCGTACCTTTAAGGAAGCACAAGGCCGTAAGCTGTCTTCTCTTGAGTGCCACGACATCATGTGCAAGATCGGTGAAGTGGTAGTGGTTGGTGGTGTACGCCGCAGTGCTATGATCTCTCTGTCTAACCTGAGTGATGACCGTATGCGTCATGCTAAGTCAGGAGCATGGTGGGAGAACAACCCCCAACGTGCCTTGGCTAACAACTCTGTATCCTACACGGAGAAACCAGACAGTCTATCCTTCATGCGTGAGTGGATGGCCTTGGTTGAGTCAGGCTCAGGTGAACGTGGTATCTTTAACCGTCAGGCTTCTAAGGTACAGGCAGCTAAGAATGGACGCCGTGATGCTGACTATGACTTTGGGACCAACCCGTGTTCGGAAATCATCTTGCGCCCAAATCAGTTTTGCAACCTAACGGAGTGCGTAGTACGGGCAACAGATAGTATTGAAGACCTAGAGAAGAAGGTTCGTATGGCTACCATCCTTGGTACGATACAATCTTCCTTTACAAAGTTCCCTTATCTCCGTAAGATATGGCAGAAGAACACAGAAGAAGAACGACTACTGGGTGTCTCAATGACAGGGATCATGGACAACCCACTAATGACAACTAAAAACGCAGGATTGGAGAAGACCCTTGAACATCTTAAATGCATTGCAGTTGAAACTAACGCTGAGTGGGCTGGCCGCCTTGGCATTCCTGTTGCTACTGCTATTAGCTGTGTTAAGCCATCGGGAACAGTCAGCCAACTCGTTGACTCAGCCTCTGGGATTCACGCCAGACACAGTGATTACTACATCCGAACCGTCAGGGGAGACAACAAAGACCCCTTGACACAGTTCATGAAGGAC